ACTCAAAACGGAGTGTGCGCAGTCTGTCGCAACAGTTGCCCTAGTGGTCGACGTCTTGCCATCGACCATTGCCACGTTACGGGTAAAATCCGCGGACTGCTTTGTACGCCGTGCAACACTGCGATCGGACTCGCCAAAGAGGATACTCTTAGGCTCCGGGCCTTGATTGACTATATCGAAAGGCACAAATGCCTTTAAGGGACGTTCTCGCGCGCCTAGGCTTCGAAATCGACGATAGCGCCCTTAAGAAGGCGAATATCAACGTCGACGGCCTGCTTAGCAAGGTAACGAACCTCAAGGGCGTTGTCGGCGGCGCGTTAGCCGGTGTCGGGCTGGGCTTCCTCAAGGGGCAGATTGACGAACTTTCGAAAGAGAGTTCTGAAATCAATAAGGCTGCGATCAAAGCCGGCGTTGGCTTCGAACAATTCCAACGCATCCAATATCAGACTGGACTCAGCACCGAACAGCTAACCGTCACGTTCCGCAATCTACGCCTTGGCATGGCCTCAGCGGGTGGTACCGCTAGCGACGCTAACGAGGATTTCACCAGCCTTGCCGAAGGTGGCCTTGACAAGCTCGGCAAAAAGAAGGCGGGCGAGGCGCTCAAAGATCTTAAGGTCAATCTGAAAGACGCATCCGGTCGAGCGCGGGAATCCAGTGATGTCTTCGCGGATACCGTCGTCAAGTTGGCGGCCATCAAAGATCCCGCGCGCCAGGCTGCTACCGCTCAAGAGATCTTCGGCCGCAGTGGTGCGGACATCCTCCCGCTCTTGAAGAAGTCTCCTGAGGCCATCCGCGCGCTCGGCGAGGAGTTCGATCTGTTCGGCGGCATCACGGACGACAATCGTAAGAAGCTCGCGGAATACGGCAAGGAACAGAAACGCCTGAGCCTCGCCAGCAACGCGCTACGCGTGTCGGTTCTGTCAGCTCTAGTCCCGGCGTTAACGTTCCTATTTCTAAAAGTCAACGAAAGCTTGACGTGGTTCAAAAAGAACGTGGACACGTCCAATCTCTTGACGTCTAGCCTTGGTGTTCTAACGGCAGCGATCATTGCGTTCGGGAGTGCTGCGATCATCGCCTGGGCCAAAGCGTTGATCGGACCAGCGTTGATCGCTGGCGCAGTGCTATTCCTGATTGCGGTAGTGGACGACTTGATCCACTTCTTCAAGGGCGACGCCAAAACCGCAACGGAAGAGTTGATCGTGCTCTTGTTCGGCAAACAAGGCGAGAGCTGGATCGCGGATCTACGCAAGGACGTCCAAGCACTCGTCAAGGATCTCGAGTCTGTCGAAGGCATTGGCAATAAAATCAAGGAACTGTTCAAGATCTTCTCATTTGGCCTAAATGGTGCGCTTAGTCAGATTCCAGGTGTCGGTGCGGAGGATGCTCAGGGCAACGCAGTAGGCGCTAACCTCGCCCAACGCGGTCTCACTCGTAAGACGCGCAAGCGCACCACGGCAGCACTCACGGAAGAGGGTATCTCAGCGCCTTACTTCCCGGGCGTGGACTTGGCAGCATCCGAGAACAAAGGCGGCATCAAGGGCCAGTTCCTGCCGAGCGTGACCATCGCTGCGCCCCGTCCTACCAACATGACCCGGAACGTTGACGCCAAGCAAAACGTGACGATCAACCAGACGATCAACGGCGCGGACTCAAAAGACGCGGCCGATCAATCAATCGATGGCGTCAAGGTCGTTCTCGCCGGGCAACGTCAAGCGACTCTGAACGCTGTAGAGGCTCGCAAGTGAGCGACAGTGTATCGATCCTGCCGGATCCTACGTCGTTCCAACCTGTGTTCGTGTTCGACGTGACGACTTCGGAAGTGCATGAAGGTGTCAACGAACCCACCAAGTTCCCGGTGGAACTTGGGGCCAACATCTCGGACCATATCAAGGTCAATCCGGTAAAATACACCGTCTCCGGCGTCATCACGATGACCCCGAATACGGGGCAAGCTATCCCTACAGTGCTTGCAATCCCTCCACTGCCGCCGCCCCCTCCGTTCGTATTCCTTGAGCAGGTCGCGATCAACGCTATCACGGGTGCCGCGGTATCGCCGGTGGTCGTTTCGCCGCAAAGCTTCCCAATTCCGTTTGACCCAATCACTGATGCGCACACCGCATTGGAGAGCATCCGGACCGATAAGGTGCTTTGCACCGTAACGAGCACGACTGCGCAATATACGGATATGGCGTTGACGTCCGTGACGTTGAATCGCAAGGATGACGAAGGCAAAGGCGAATTCACGCTCGTTTTTGAGCACATTACGACTGTCTCTAGCGCTACCGTAGCGGCCCCTAAGCCCTTGATTACAGCCGGTGCGCCCAAAGTATCGGCCGGAGCTCAGACCCCAACGGCGTCAACGCCCGAGCAAAAGGCTACTGTGCTTGATGCGTTCGGGCACTTCGTGGTGAACCTCGCCAAATGAAGCTAGTTACAGTCGACGCGGCCGTTACGATCAACATCCCGAACCCGGGAACGCCGCTTTTTGACGCGCGTGTCGTGCTGAACGGCGTTGATTACATCCTACTGTTTGACTGGCACGACCGCGAACAGCGCTTTTACATGTCCGTATATGACCAAAACGGCGTCATCATCACAGCTGGGCTTAAGCTCTTGTCAGATTGGCCCCTGTACAGCCGTGAAACCCTGCCGCAAGCGCCAAACGGACAGTTCTTCGTAGTCGATCCGGACAGTTTGCCGGCGCAGTTGCCTGATTTCGGCCTGCGTACGCAGCTACTTTTCATCCCGGTAACCTGATGCCCCTGTTTGATAGGGATTATACCGTTACCGTAAGCCTCCCGGGTGGCTTGCTAGGCATCGCGATCACTGGTTTGCGGTGCGTTTTCAGCGTAAAGAAGAACCTCAAATCGCAGGCGAACACCGTTGACCTCAAGATTTACAACCTGAGCGATGCCAATTCGAGCGCTATCCAGTCTCTTCCACAGGCTGTGATTCAGATTGACGCCGGTTACGTCGGTCAGACGTCAACGCTCTTCCTGGGCGACGTCCGGACGAACACCGTCGTGCGCGAAGGCGCCGATCTGGTAACCCATATGGGCGCAGGAGATGGTGAAAAGGCCATCCAACACTCCCGTATCTCCCAACCGTTTCACAAGGGAAGCACGATTCAACAGGTTTTGACGGCCCTTGCTGGCGCTCTAGGCGTCGACCCGGGCAACGTGCCACAGGCTGCGGCCGCTCTAGCACCCTTTGGTAGCATGTTCACCATGGGAACCGTGCTTCACGGCAGCGCCGCGCGGGAACTGACGCGCATCCTGGCATCTGTTGGGTACGATTGGAGCATCCAAAACGGGAAGCTTCAGATCCTATCGATTACGAAAGCCTTGTTAGGCACCGCCATCCTCCTAGGCGAGGGCACCGGCCTGCTCGATAGCCCGTCTATTGACAAAGACGGAATGCTCAACTGCAAAGCACTGATGCAACCGGACGTATTCCCCGGTCGATTGCTAGTGCTTTCCAGCGAGAAGCTACAGGGTCAATTCCGGGTCGAAGAAACGACGCATACCGGCGACACGCACGGAACGGATTGGTCTGTTGACATCAAGGCTAAGCCTTACTGATGCGCGATATAACAGAAGCGGAGCTCATCCTCCGTGCCATCCAATCGGCGTTAGCGGACGTGCATGGAGCAATGCCCGCCATCGTGCAAGCGTTCTCGGCAGCCGTGCCAGGTGTCTCCGCCGCGACGGTAGACGTCCTACCTGTATGTTCACGTGGTATTCCAACCGACGATGACACATTAAGCCCCGAACCGTTCCCAGTTGTGCCGAATGTGCCAGTCTTGTACCAAAGGGGCGGAGGCGTCGCAATTTCCTGGGCTCTTGTGCCTGGGGACGTGGTATTATTGATGCCATTAATGCTCGACGCTACGCAATGGCGTTTGACCGGGGCGCCTGTGGTGGCCCCGAGCACTGACCAGCGCATGCACCACATTGCGCACTGCGTTGCAATTCCGGGGCTTCTAGCGGACGTCGGGACGCCCATCCCGAACCCTACGGCTTCGCTGTCGATGGTCGTCAACGGCGCGACGTTGACCCTGGATGGGTCCGGCACGGGTGAAGCAACGCTTGACGCCCCAAGCATCAAGCTCGGCTCAGGAGCGGTCAATCCGGCGGCGGACGCTACCAAGGTGCATACCGAACTGTTGGCCATCTCAGCCGCATTTGCTACCGCATCCCCGCCGATTACGTACACCCCTGGCAACGTTGCCGCGTCGAAGGTCAAGGTCGAGTAATGGCGATCAAACTCGGCACACAAACCGCGGGAATCATGCTCGTCACCGGCGATGGTGACTTGAGCCCGATCGCGTTGACCGACACCAATCCGATCGATCCGGTTTCGCGCCTGTGGTCGATTGCGTTCTTTCCCGACAATCTCGCCAGCGCGCCGACGGTTGCCAGCGCCACAAGCAACCCGGCGACGTTCACGCCACCGGCCGCGGGTGAATGGTACGTTGTCCAGTTGGTGCGTACGCTATTGGTCGGGTCCACTACCGAGCTACTTCCGATCTGTGTTCCAGATCCTACCGGCGTTTATGCGCTTCCGCCGCCTGGTATCCCGGCGGATACGGATCCAACCAAAACGATCGTGAACCTGAATAGCATTGCCAAAACGCTAGGCTGGGCTGGTGGTGTCGTTGGTGGCGTTCCCGGACTGAGCGGAGCAATCCGAAAAGGTTTGACAGACGCCGCTACGGCCGTAGCTAACGCCGCGGCGGCGCTTTCGCAGGTACAGGGTGCTTACCTATTCGTCGCCACAGGCGATAACCTTGCTACAGCGGCAGCGGCAGCGGCCGGACGTCCGCTCATTTTAGAAGCTGGTATCCACCTAACGGCCGGCTGGGCGGTATCTCAGGCCGGGCTAGACGTGCGCGGAGTCGGAGCAACGATCAAGCTCTCAGGCGCAGCGTCGAACATGATTACGGTATCGGCGAATGATGTAGCATTCACCGATATCGCCTTCGACGGCAATTCACTCGTAACGAATGCGTGCATCCGTACCACGGCGCTGCGTACCAACATCGTTGGCGGGTCATTCGATCACGCACCCAAAGCCTTTGCGCTGGCAAACGGCGCTGGTGGCGGCATGAAGGATATTGAAATCAAGAGCGCCACCATGCGCCCGATCGATATTGAAGATTGCGCGGATACGTGCATCTTTGATCACGTTCACAACGATGCGCTTTCTAATGCATCGCTAATGGTGCAAGGCGCCGGCTCTGCCACAGCACGCAAGTTCATCACGGTAACGCGTTGCGATTGGCAAACGACCGGTGACGCTATGATTCTATCAGCCCAGCAACCTACCGCGATCGAATACAACGCTTTTGATACTGACATTCAAGTCAATCCCACGGCAACGTGGGGCGTCGAGCGAATCATTGCTAACGCCAATTCGTTCACCCAAAGCGGCGCGGTTGGTTTCTACGATTCGGGAACGCCTGGCACCTTAACAACCTACGCCGGACTTTTCGAAAGCACCGAATATAAAGCGCCATGAAACACGCTTCGATCTGGATTAGTATTGGTCTCGCTTGGTCGGTTTTTCTAGGTGCCGCTGCGTTGGGCGCGGCCGGCCCAAGCGACAAGGGTATCCAGATCAATTACGGCGCGATGCCACTCACGAACCCGTACAACTCCCAACCGTCTCACGCGACGCTCGCCGCGAACGCGACTTACTCCACCGTCAGCGGCAACGACTTCGCGAGCCCGCTTCGGTTGCAGGCGTACACGCAGAGCGGTGGACGCTACGACGGAACGGCACAGACCGCGTACGGCCTGTCCTTCGGCGTGCTCACCATGCGCTCGCAGGGCCAGGGCGCCGGCTATTACGGAGTCGCGCAGGGCTACGGCAAGGGAAACGCGTTCTTCGGCGACGGCGGCTCGTTCTGTTGGGGCGGTGGAGAGACCACACTCCCGAGCTCGACGCCCGAGTGTGCCGCGCTCGGCGAGTACGAAGCAGACCAGGGCGCTGCTGTCTTCGAGGGCACCGTCTCAACTCCGGCATCCCCGTCAATGACAACGATGCATTACGCCGTCACCACGCATAACGAGGTGATCGGTTCGCGAGCGATCTTCAATTACAACCACGTCCACTCGAGCGGCGCGATCGCCAGCTACACCGATTGCACTGACTCGAGCGCTGGCGAATGCTCAGTCACCGGTGGCACTTGCCCTCTCGGCGCGGGATCGTCTTGCACCGTTGTGACATTCTCGGGCTCATCGCTTCCAGTGTCGACGCCAGGGCTCTGGTATTTCAAAAGCGTTGGCACTGACGACGATTATGCCCCGACGTGCAACTACGATGACGTGAACGTGGGCGGGAAGTGCGTCGGGCATTGGTACAAAGCAACGCCGACAGATTCGACGCATCTCCTGCTTTGGGGCGTGTTCGACGCGTACAACCTGGACTCAAACATCGCAGCCGCGACGGGCCCCTGGTACATGCAACAGGGGATCGAGGCGACCGCGGTCGATCCCGTGAATCACACGATCACGCTCCCGGCCAATGGGCTGAACTGGGCATCTACCGAGCGGATCTACTCCCCACCGTCGCATTACATGGCGATGCACGGGGTCAATCTGATCTTGCGGAAGGAGTACAAAACCGGCGCCGAGACTGCTCCTTCCTACGGTGCGCGCATCGTCAACTTCGGACCCGAGCGCGCCGATGCGGGAGTCTTCATCTCCGGCGCGAACTCGACCACGGGGGGCTTTCTTCGTGGCATCCAGATCACGAACCTCAACCCACGCAACACTTGCCCGGCCGGCGTGACCTGCAAAGACACGCGCGCGATCGACATCTCCGGCGATCCGAACGTCGGGCTCGCCATCGTCGGCGACATGTCCGCGAGCGACGACATCAACACGCTCAAGATGGGCTCGTCGGGTCAGTGCGTAATGGGCTGCGGCCAAGCTAGTATGGGTTCGGCTTGGGAGTTTGATAGCCGCATGGTCCGAATTGGCCAGGGCATCGACACCGACGGCGGCGGTAAGAAGATCGGCTTCGTGAACGACTCTGGCACGCTCGCCGCGTCGACGCGCAAAGACGAAACGGTCACCTGGACGACGGCCTTCCGTGGGACGCAGTATTCACCCGCGTGCACCGTGGAGGACCCTGCCGGATACGTGCAAGTCGTCTCTGTGAAGACGATCAACGCTGGGTCTTTGATCGTGACCGTTCAGAACACCGACCTTGTATCTGGGCACGCTAACTTCGTTGTTCACTGTCTCGCGGAGTACCGAGGTAACTGATGCGCCTAGGTCCTGGCATCGGTCCGGATTTCGAATCCTCTGTACGTGGATTTGCCCCGATCGATCTATCCGGGCTAGTTCTTTGGCTCCGCGCTGACCTGGGCGTAACGCTCGCCGGCTCCAAGGTAAACAGTTGGATTGGACGTCTCGGCGAGGCCGCCACACAAGCAACCGGAGCGCAGCAACCGACCTTCGTCGCGGCGGGTCAGAATGGCCAACCTACGATCAAGGGCGACACCTTCTCGCGCCTCGATGTGACCGGGATGAGCGCGCCAACGTCGGCCACCTACCTCTTCGTTCTCGGCAAGCTCACGACCAGCCAAGCAACCTATTTTTACTCGGGGACGAACAACGCTCAGGGCGTCCTCGGCAACATCGCCGGGACCGACGTCGAGTGGTTCAGTGGCAACGGGGCGGACCAGCTCGTGTACACCGCGCTGCTCTCCGCGGGCCTCCACATCGTCACGCTCACGCAGGTGAACGGCGGCGCGATCTTCGGCTATCTCGACGGTGTGCAGGTCTTCACGAAGCCGACCGCGGCGGCGAACCTCCAGGCCATCGGCGCGCTCTTCGGCGGCGCGGGCAACGTGACCAACGGGACCGACTCGGACATTCCAGAAGTCATCGCCTACAATCGCGTGTTGAGCAGTGGCGAGCGCGCGCAGGTCACCGGCTATCTCAAGGCGAGGTACGCGATTACATGAAAACCAAAAATTTCGTAGCGAATGATTCGGTTACCGTAAATGCAGCGTGCGGATTTCAACCGGATTGGATTTTCGTTGGAACCGGCGGAACGATGATCGTTCACACGTATGCTGGGGATGATGTCCCGATTACAGTATTCACTGGCCAATGGTGGCCAGCAGATAACGTTGTGCGCGTAAACGCAACGTCTACCACGGCAACGGGTTTCGTAGGCTTGCAAACGTGATTCCGTTCGGTCTAGGTGTCTACGGCGGAGGCGCATTCGGCGGCGCTGGACTATTCGTGTCCGCGCCTGCGCCCACCACGACGCCTACAGGTGGCTACGCGGCTACCATCATGTTCGACCCGAACACGAACGACGTACACTTCTCGTCATTACAGATCGCCAAGGGCGACGACGCGATCGCCCAGAAACTTCGTCAACGCTTGCGCATGTTCCTGGGCGAATGGTTTCTCGACACGCGCCTTGGCGTTCCGTACCTACGCGAGGCAGGCGGTATCGTGTTCGGCGTCAAAGGCCCCAACATCCCGGCTATCAACGCGGTATTCCGCAAAGTCATCCTAAGCGTTCCGCAAATTACCAAGATTCAAAGCCTGTCGTTCACCGTTGACAGTCGTGCGCGCACCGGCAAGCTCGATTTCGTGGCGTTGTTGGATGATGGTCGCACCCTCACAGCCTTAGCGGAGCCGTTCATTGTCTAGCCCCTACGTTACCGCTAACGGCCTTCAGATTCCGACCATCGGCGACGCCGCTACGCCGGGAACCATCCTAGGTGACCTGGCAGCACGGCAACGCGCCGTGCTTGATCCGAACCTGGATTGCGAAGCTGACGCGCCCATGGGGGAAATCAACGGTATCTACGCCGAGCGCGAACGTAGTGTTTGGGAAGCTTTGCAAGTCGCCTGGGATGGTTTCGACCCTGATGCTGCGGAAGACTTCCTACTTGATGCCCTGAGCGCCGTCACGGGTACCGTACGTGGAGCGGCAACGGCGTCCACCGTTATCCTGTCACTCAACCTGAACGCTCATACGACCGTCACGGCCGGCGCTCTTGTAAGCGTGGTTGGTGAACCCGGGATCGTGTTCGCAACCGATGCGGACATCGTGAACTCGACTGCTGGGGTTCTGAACGTCACGGGACCCGCTACCTGCACCGTAGTCGGTCGCACGATCGCTAATGCCACGATGCTAACCGTGATCCAGACGCCAACCGTTGGCTGGAACTCTGTCACCAATCCCGCTGATGCGATCCCAGGCCAAGAGCGTGACACTGACCCGGAGCTCCGCGTTCGTCGTGTGAACGAACTTGAAGCATCTGGCGCCGGCACCGTCGACACCATCCAAGCCAAGGTTGCGGCCATCACGAACCCGGACGACAGCAAGCCTGTGCTCGATTGCAAGACTTACGAGAACACAAGCGATTACATCTCGCCAGAAGGCATCCCTGCGCATGCTGTCGAGGCCGTCATTTACGATGGCCCAGGCGAAGACGCACCGGACAATTCCGTAGCGCAAGCCGTATGGGATACCAAAGGCGCAGGCATCACGGCTTTTGGCAACCAGTCCGGCATCGCAACCGACAAAGAAGGCAATCCGCAGAACGTTGCGTTCTCTCGTGCTGCCGTTATCAACGGCAAGATCGCTATCACGGTCGAGACCGACGTTGCCAGGCCGGACGATTACGCTGGCGATATCGCTCTCAAGGCTGCACTCGTTGCGCAGCTGGACGCTAAGGCTGTGCTCGGCGTGACAGAGATTCGCGCGACCCACTACGTTGCCGCAGCACAGGGGGCTGGCCTCGGAGTTCTGGACGTCACAAACCTTCAGCTAGGCAACGTGCTGTCTTCGTTGCTCGGCAATCTCGTGAACTTCCCTGTGCCTTTCCGGACGAAGTTCCTACTCGACACCAGCAACATTACCGTTACTCGCGTGGCGGTTACGCCGTGATTTTGATCGTTGACGACAGCGAAGCAACGCGAGCAGGCATCGGGCGTTTGCTTAAGTTGCTTGGCGAAGACTCAATCGAAGCGGCCAACGGTAATGACGCCATCACGATGTTGGAATGCTTCACGGTCGAGATAGCGCTAGTGGATTTCACAATGCCTCGAGGCGGCCCAGAACTGCTAAGGCGAATCAAAGAACGCTGGTCTATTCCGGTAATCCTGGTAACTGGTTGGCAACCTGGCGACGTCGAAGGGTTGAATTATGACGGATATCTCTTCAAGCCGATCGACAAAAGTGATCTCTCAGGAGAACTCAAGCGAGTTCGGAAGCAATATTCCGGCGAACACTCCTGATTGGGCTAAATCGATCGCCAAACACAACCATCAGCGCTTCGACAAGATCGAAGGCTTGCTCGAAAATCAAGCGGAGTTCCTTGGTCGGGTCATGGGCTTCACCATGCAAACCAAGCAAACCGCTGAGGGTGTCAAAGAACTCGCAGAGGTGACCGCCGCGCGCTTGCAGGCTTTCACGAAGACCGTAGACATCAAAGCTGAGGACATCGTGCTTTTGCGCAAACAGATGCGCGCCATGCGTCGCGATGGTGTCTTGGATCGTTCGAGTATTCCAGGCGATGCGATCACGACAGACCAGCGCAACGCAATCTCTCGAGAGGAAGCCGAGAAGATCGCGCGCGAGGCAGACGAACGGCGCGATCACGAACGCGAGATCCGAGAGCTCAAGGATGAGGTGGCGGCCGGCAAGGCAGCCGCGCTTGTCAAGGATGCCGCGGCCGAAAAGACACGTGATCGTCTGCTCGATAGGATCTTGATTCCGATTGTCACCGGGATTGTCCTGATCTTGGTGTCGGTGTATGCTACCTATCGAATCACGCGCCCGGCCGTCCAATTCGAAATGAAAGAAGCGCCACACAATGTCAAGTGAACCGTCCCTTATCATCGGTGGCATCGCGGCCGGCATCTCCGCTTTCATCCCGACCGTTGCAGCGATGCCCGGCACCGAAGCCAAGTTTGCAGCGGGCGCCATGGGCGCCGTCGTCGCCGGGTTGCTCTTCTACCTGCGATCACAAGTCATCCCGACCGCAACCGCTGAGGCTGTGGTCTCGGACGCGTTGCAGCGCATGCCGCCCAACACGACGGCCCAGGCCGAAGCTATTGCAAAGGACATGATGAAATGAAAAGCGCATTGGTGGTTCTTTTTGTCTGGATGGCAGCAAACTTGATTGTTGTTAGTTGCACGCCGCAGCAAGGCGCTATCACATCGGACGTGCTGACTGGGCTTTGCGACGTCGGTTTCGTTGCACTTGGCGCGCCGGGCGGCGAGGTCATTTGTGGCGATATCAACGTCATCGAACAGATGATCGCAAATCGCAACAAGAGCACGGCCGGTGCATCCGTCATTGCGCCGATGACGCAAACCGACCTGTACATGATGGTCAAAGCTTCGGGCCAGTGGCGCCCGGCGAGGGTGAAATGAACGGTATCCTACGTAGCCGCACCGTCGAGCGTGTGATCGAAGGGAAGCGCCTTGGGCGCCACGTCACGCATGACGCGCGTTCGCGGAAGCATCCCGCCAAGATGGCCGCGGAGATCGTCGACGTCGAACACAAGCGCAACGTTCTGCCGTTCGATCAAGGCGACCTAGGCTCATGCACCGGCAACGCCTGCGCTGGTGCGCTCAGCACGGAGCCGTTTACCAACAAATTTAACGAAACCTACGCCGTCAAGCTGTACTCAGCCGCGACGCGCCTCGACCGCATCAAAGGCGTCTACCCTCCGACTGACACGGGTTCAAGTGGTCTCGCTGTCATGAAGGCAGCGAAGAACCTGGGCTTGATCCCGGGGTACTCACACGCCTTCGGACTCGAGCACGTACTGAAATCCCTTGCGCTCTCGCCTTGCATCGTCGGCATGGCGTGGCTGACCGGATGCGATACGCCGGACGAGAACGGCCTTATCAAGTACACTGGCAGCGTGCGCGGCGGCCACGAGATCCAGGCGTTCAAGGTGGACAAGGCCAATCAGCTTGTTGGCTTCTGGAATTCCTGGGGCAAGTCCTGGGGCAAGGGAGGTCAGTTCTTCATGACCTGGGCTGACCTGGATCTTGCGCTCCGTGCGCACGGCGACGCGACGTTCCCGACGGTGGCCGCATGACAGGCCGCATCCTCCGCCCGTCAGAGGTCACGCCTGAGGAAACCAACTGGGCCTTGACCCTACTCGGCAACCCGCTCGGGACCGAGTTCCACAGGTTCTTCGGCGATGTGGATATCACGGCGCGTGTCGAGGTTCACACCAACGGGACCGCGACGAACCCGCTACCGCATCCACATCCCGGCATCACGCTGTACCATACGGACGGCGATCCAACGTTCGTGGACACGCATCCGACGTTGCCGGAAGGCATCGATCTGCACGCGGGTCAATGGCCGGTGAACTGGTCGCAGGTCGTGGCGAGCGGTCGAACGTTCGCCTATATCAAGGCGAGCGAAGGTGTCACGGTCACTGACGGGCGTATGCACGATCACTTCGGCGGCGCGGGCGCGGTCGGCCTGAAGCGTGGACCGTACCACTACTTCCGAGCTCGCGACGGCGCCGAGCAGATCGATCACTTCCTGTCGACGATCGACGGCTACGAATGGGAACTTCCGCCGGTTCTGGACGTGGAAGAGGCGGACCATCAAGCGTTGTCGGTCGTGGTCGAGCGCTTGGCCGAATGCTTGGAAGCATCGCCGAAAAACGTCGGTATCTATACGATGCCGGGTTTCTGGAACACGTTGCCCAACATTGGGCAAAGCACTCCTTGGCTTTGGGTCGCTACCTGGGGCCCGCAACCCCTGGGATGCATCGGCCTAGGCGCGCCGAAGATCTGGCAGTATTCGGCGAGCGCCCTCGTCCCGGGTTACCCGGGCCACGCTGATGTGAACCGGATGCTCGATCCGGACTACTTCTCATGAGGCTCGCGCGCTTGATGCGGCTTGTCCGCGTGCATGCAATGTGGATGCGCGGACTTTGCTATTGCGACATGTGTTGGATCGCACACCGCGACTTGTATAGGCACGGCCTGTGATCACCCCGATCGACAACCACGTTGCGCTTGGTATCGCGCGGCTGATTGAGCAGTATAAGAACGCGAACCTTTTCAAAGCGTGGTTGTCGACGTACCTCGAACGGATCCAGATCCTAGAGGGTGCAATCTGGGAAGTGATCGAGAAGCGCACGATCGACGGCGGTATCGGCGTAGCGCTGGACAACATCGGGAAGATCTTGAACCGGCCGCGCGGAAGCCTGGCGGACGATGACTACCGCATTGCCCTGCGCGCTGAGATTGCGATCCTACGCAGCACCGGAACCGGTAACAACATGTTCACGGTCGGAGAACTCAGTATCCCGGCCGGATACACCTTCACCTTGACCGACGAAGGTAACGCAGCGTTGCTCGTGCAGATCGCGCAACAAGTCTTGTTCTCGGCTACCACGTTCCTTGAGAACCTGACGCGCGCCAAGCAAGGTGGAGTCCGCCTCTTGTTCGAATACTCTACCAACCCCGCGGGAACGGACTTCACCTGGACCGACGGGCCGGGCTGGGATGACGGGATCTCCGACGTCGGGGGCTTACTCGTGAGCATGTCATGAGGCCTCTAGGTCAATTCCCCGATTGGGCGGATCATCCAACGTCTGTCGTGTCCGCACCGGGGGTGGGTTTCACCCCGGGGACGTTCGACGAGAAGATTGCGAATTATTCGATCCGCCAAGGGGTGCGCGATTGGGCTGTCCCTCGCGACGCGTACGAAGTGCTGAATTGGAGCGGGAGCAAGACCGTTCCGATCCACAATACCGCGATCGGATCGGATTGTTTCTCCTACGATCCCATTCGTAAGATTTGGTTCTTCGGTGGGTTGCACGCGGTTGACAATTCAATCGGGCAACTCTCCTACTCTTACGACGGCGGGAACACTTGGTCACAAGTGACGAACGGATCCGGGGGTCTACCTTTCCGTCACTCAGGAGGAGATCCGACGGCCTATTATCAGAACGCATGCTCCGATGACGGACGGTACTTCACATGGCTGACGTCAGGGGCGGGCATCTTGCTGCCGTCGTTCGCCTACCTCAATTCGAATGCCGGCATGGTCGGATGGATCGCGAGCACGAATCAACCCGCTGGTATTATCCAACATGCCTTTTGGGCCGAGCCTGATAACCGTTTCATCGTGGTCGGTCTCTCAACAGGCGGGACGATCCTCAAGGCGTGGTCTGTCAACGTTGACGCTGATACTTGGGATATTCTCGCGCTGCCTGGCGCTGTCGCGTCTCCGATCATGTTCGGCGCGACGTCTCCGGGCGATCGCATCGTGGCGAGTACCTCCCAACTGTGGCGCACGTCGAGCGTGGCGAGCGCGTTTAAGGCCGTCATGGTCCCGTGGGTCGCGCTGTCGGGCCTCTCCTATCTTCCCGGGTCGCGTGTCTTCGTGGCGATCGCCGATGGGAAGATCTGGGCCTCACCTAATGGCGTCCTGTGGTCGCAAGTCGTGACGGGGTTCGAAGCGTCGGGGACCTTCGGCGGCGCGGTCGGGGGCTTGGGCGACGCCGTGGTCGCGACCTTCCGCCCGACCGTTCCCGATGGCCTGGCGTCCGATGCTTTGCTCGTCGGCACCAACGCGCTGCGCTCGTGGTCGCTCATCCAGGCGCCGCAAGGCAAGGCAGACCTGTCCTATCCAACGTTCGGGATCTACCTCGCTGGAGACTCTTTGGTCATGTTGAACAACGCTACCAACTGTGCCCTTAGGCAGAGCATGCGACTATGAGGCCGAGCGGCGCCGTACCTATTTGGGCCACGACAGCCAGCTACCCCGCGGGCGCGGACCCGTGGTCGTCCACCCCGACCAAGACCGACCCGGGCGCGACTTTGACCGCGCAGGGGTTCGCGCCGTCCACCCGTTTGCCCGCGCAAGTGGTCAATTGGATCCTCAACAGCATGGGGATCTGGCTCGCGTACCACGACACGATCGAGGCTAGGAATTGGTCGGATCCGATCATTCCGGTTGGGGCGTCGCACGACCTGGCGAACCTCTTGCAGGACAACTGCGCTTGTTACGAGGCGGACAACTTCAAACTGTTTGTTGCCGGGCAAGACCAGACGGACGATTCCAAACCGCGCGTCCTCCGCTCGTCCAACGGCGAGACCTGGATCGACGACGGTGCGCCCATGAATTCGGGCGCGGGCGAAACGTACCAGATCGCCTACGGTCCCGGACATGGACTGTTCGCTTGGATCTCGCAGGGTGCCGGGCAAGTGTACGCTCGCCGCGGGCTGAACGGCGCATGGGGGACGACGTTCACCCTTGCCAACGGACAGAAAACCTACGCCGCGCGATGGTTCAACGGCCGATGGGTCGGGGCCGGCGAGGTCTCGGGCCCGCACGTTGGCGTCTTCACGTTCCTGCCCGCGAGCACGACCGGCAACGCCGGCACCCTGGCGATGCCGAGCCTTCCCGGTGCGTCGGGGGTGACGTTAGCCGGTTTTATCGCCCCGATGATTGCTTGCGGTACCTCGAACGTCGTGATCGCCGCGCCGTCACCCGTAGGGGCCGATGCGAATGTTTGGTACTCCGCTGACGCCGTGACGTGGACGCACGCGACCGTCGCGACCGGGCAGCCCTTCGCCGGCCTGGTGTGGAACGAAGCCGATCATCTCTTCTACGCGCTGATCCAGGGAGGCGGGTTGACGCAGGTCTGGACGTCGCCCACGGGTGCGGCGTGGACCTTGGCGGCGACGATCACGGCGTTTTCGTTCTCGCGTTCTCGAGCCGAGCACTTGATCGACACGTCCCGCGCTGTGGTCCCCATGGCGGCCCTGGGAGGGCTCGTAGTCGCGAGCGCGCAATTCACCACGCCGGACGCCCAGATCGTCGGCATGTTGGCCGTAGGACGCAACAAAGGCCAAGATTGGGACGTCATCCAAGGTAACAACCTTGTGACGACCGAGGCCGGGACGTCTAGCAGCCTGAGCGCGATCCAGTTGGTGGACAATCGCCTCGTTACCGTGCGCGACGATGACGTTGCCGGGTCACACGGGACGGCCCTGAGTTACTCGCAGCGCTTGAAGTAGCGCGGCCGCCGCGGACAAGACGCAGCCGCGGCCGGGTACGAACCTTGAGCCAAGGCGCGTACCGCCGGATTTGCGCGACGTGTTCCACCTGGACCGTGTAGCGCTGGGCGCCGTATTCGAGGATGACGGTTTGCATGGCGTGACCTCACCCGAGCAGGATGCGGCACGGCGAGGCGTTGTGCAACGAAATAAGTTGCCTTACAACCACCACAGGTGCTACGTTGACGGGACATTAGGGTTTTTACCCAGGAGGAAAGATCATGCCCCGTCTGTCGAAGCAAGCCATGGCCGAGAAGTCCGAAGCTATCAAGAACGCGAAGGGCCCCGTTGCCGAGGACATGGCCAAGCGCGCCATGATTCTTCAGGCCTTGGAGCAGCACGATGCGGCGAGCGCGAAGAACGTCGAAGCCCTGATCGAGGCCTCGGGCGTCTCGGGTCCCTTCAAGTTCGGTACGGACGTCGTGACGTTCCGCAAGAGCAAGACGAACGGGCACTACGACGTGCACCCGTTCGAGGTCAAGACGCCGATTTGACTTCCGGAGGGGCTCTAACTGCCCCCGAAGGGAGAAACCGCCGTGATCGCAAGGTCACGGCGGTTTTTTTCTGCCAACTGTTGACAGGGTAACTAACGTGCGTTATGTATTGACTTGCGGGCGGTTGGAAAGGAAAAAGAAAATGCGAAACGACCTGATTGGTACGGCTAAGGTTGGCGGCGGTTACAGCGTTCATATCCTTAACCGCGAGCCGTTCGACGATATGTGGGAAACGTTTTATCACCAGGAAGTTTTCGCCAGCGCATTCGACGCGGCACGCTTGGTTTCGCGCATTCAGGACAAGGGTTTTCCGAACCTTAACGCGAAGTTTGCCGACGGTTCTTCTGCTTGGAAACGTCAGCCGAACGTCGCTCGCGTTCCCCGCGCACCGGCGACCTGCAAAACGTGCGGTGCTACCTGCCACATCAATTCTTGCGGGGACTAATTCATCTAAACGCCGCTCCGGCCCGCACCCTGCAAAGGGCCGGGCCTTTCGGCGTATGATCGCTCTATTCGGCCTCGTGTGCTTCGTGCTCGGTGTGGTTCTGGGGTACACGGTCCGTGTGATCCAGAAGCGTTCGCGCTCACGACCTTTGACAGAAAACGATGTTCTCGACCGCTTCGCTAGCGCCTACAACGTCAAGCGCAAGCCCCGCGAGAGCGACGCAGCGTTGCGAGCTCGCGTTCGCGCCGTCATGATGGGTGGCTTCCTTCTGCTCGCGGGCTGCGCGCATCCCCAGCCCGTCAACCCCGGATATCAGCCTACAGCGTGGTTCGTTGTCGACGGCGAGGTTTGGCATTGCGATGCGTCCGCCAAGGTGCTCTGTCGCCGCTTCGGTGTCGCGACGCCTGCGGAGGGGAAATGAACGCAACCCCGGAAGAACTTGCCGTGTACCGCTTCCGTGCAGCCGAGTACCAGGACCTTGCGACGTACCTGCGCCGTATCTCGGTCGGGGACCTACTCGACAAGCAAGCCGTTGCTACGGCCGAAACCTTCGCCAACGAATGCGAAGAACTTGCCAGGCAGTGGGCGATTGAGAACCGGGGTGGTCTATGAGCTGGGATCTTGTCTACAAATGGGTCACGATCCAACGTGACAACGGTACGACCATCCGAGAACTCCAACCGTCCAACGATCAATCAAAAGAACGTTGCGACAAACCGCTGACGTGCGGTGGTATCTGTTGCCTACGTTGGGATCACGACGACGCGTGTTCCTGTGACGGCGACAGCGAAGAGCCTGGGGACTGTCCGGCTTAGCGCTTGTTTCGTTCGATCAGGTAGTCGCACGCGCGGCGGTTCCAGGTCAGGAGCGCGGCCCAGTCGATGCTGGGCGCCGCGAGTAGCGCCTCGCCTTCATCCGCCAGGGCTATCCCGCCCACGGCCATGAGCCGGTCGACGATGGCCCGGGCGATGGTGCAGGCCTGGCGTTGATCCGTGGCCCGCGGTGTCACCGGCGCACAGCCTTGGCGGCGAGCGCACGCCAGGCGCGGAGTTCATCCACCGACAGGGCGCTCAAGTCCAGGGTCTCCACCTGAGGCGGCGCAGCGCCCGCGGCTTCGCGCTCGATCCGGATGCCGGTCTCGAGATAGCGCAAGATCTGACCGTCGTTCAACCGGGGTAGATCGTCCGACAGCGCCGCCTGGGCCTTGCGAAGGCGCGCCAGGTCCGCCGCAGCGATGCTCGTCACCTCGAACCCGAGACGGGCGTGGCGCTCGGCGAGAGACTCCGTGACGCGCTCGACGGCGGCTTGGCGGATGTCCGCGATGTGCGCATCGTAGCGCGCAGCCCTCACATCCCACCCATGAATGATGCGCCAAGACTCCGCGATCGCGCGAAGCTTTTCCGGTAACTTCTTCGTCTTGCGTGGGTAGCTAAGCGCAAGGAAATCCTGAAAGATTGCGTAGCTTTGGTCCGTGTCGAATGGCTGGCGCCTCCACGGTTCGGATAGGTCGTAGTCCACTGGCCCTAGCGCAGCGTAGCCACGCATAGCGTGTCCGTCAAGCCTAGCGCCGTGGGAAGATGTGGGGCAGGAGTTATCCCCAGCGCACTGCGTAACCTACAGAATTGTTCCTTGTCAATTTTTTGTGTGGGAAGGAAGTGTTACGGTGGTTTCCACACATCTTCCACACTTGCTGCCCCGCGTCATCTTAGCGTCTTCATTCAACAAAAACCTTGTAAAGTCTGTAATGGGAAGCAGGTATAAGACTTTAACATGGTGGGTCCGGATGCGAATGAAATAATGCAAATTCGCAAAACATTGCTAAATATTAATAGTACTTTCATTGCATCAGTACCCCTTAAAAAGGAAGCCTTCCCAAACCCCATACGCACATCTACCTACCCAAAAATAAGTGGGAGCGTTACCTACACGCAAATATAACGCTTGCGTAGCGCGTCGGCGCCATGTAGAACCTTGGACGATGCTTCGCCCCGACTGGATGACCCTCGGACCTCGCCTCAAACAAGCACGCCAGGCGAAAGGCTTGTCGGTGTTCGAGGTAGCCCACAGCACGGGCATCCGCGACGTCAGCATCTACGCCTACGAACGGGGCGTGACGGAGCCGCAAGCCACCGCCCTGCTCGCGCTGTGCACGCTGTATGGCCTGGACCCGCGCCAGCTTGTAGTCGCCGCGTGAAGTTCACAGCCTACGCGGACCACACGGACCAAGGGCGCTCGGTGGAGCTCCCGTGGGACGCCTTCGTGGAAGCGCTGACGCGTGACCCTCCGGTCATCGTCGACCCGAACATGCGCCCGGCCTTCGGCCCTCACGTTCTGAAGGGCCCGCGCTTTGACGCCAATGTGACAGCGCTATCCGCCCAGGTGTTCGACTACGACCGGCTAACCACCGATCAGGCATCGCAGGTCATCCAACGCGTGCAGCGCTTCCAAGGCCTGGTGTACACCAGCTATAGTCATTTCACGGATAAGCCCATCGCCTTCCGAGTAATCCTGCCAAGGGACGACCACCCTGGCGCATGGCGGAAACACCGCAAAGCCCTCGAGCGGTATATCGGCGTACCCTCCGACCCGGCCACACACAACCCGAGCAGGATCTTCTACATCCCGGCACGTAAACCAGGCGACCCGCCTCCCCTGATTGTGCGCCTTACCGGCCGGCCGTTCGATCCGTACCTCTTGCCGGGTTCTCGCGAGATCACGCGAGAGGACCTGGAAGCACTAGAGAAAACACTCACGTACCGATCCCGCTCGGTCAACGACCCAGAGAAAAGGCGCAACGTCAACGCTGCTAGGGACGCGGTACGCGCAATCCTCGTGCACGAACCCTACGCAAGCGCCGGTGCAATCGATGCGACCTTAGTTAGCCTGATTGGCTATTTCAAGGTCGCTTGGGGACTAGACGTTTCGACCGACAGCCTGCTAACCCTCATGTCGCCGTCGCTGGACGTCATGCCAGCGGACCGCGCGCACGAACATGCACGCGAGAAGATCGAAAGGTTCTACGCAGCGGAACGCCAAGCGCAAAGGGATACACGCGAAGAACGCATCCGCGAACACTTCGAACGAATCGGGCAACAGCGCGACGAGCCCTACACTCCCGACGAAACGTCTTACATGCGCGAAAGGTTCGCCGCGAAGTCCCCTAACAGTACGGTCCTCCTGTGTGGTAAACGCCTTTACGGCTTGACGATCGACGGGTACCGAGACTTTGGCTCGGTCGATTTACCCGACCTCCAACGCGCTCTCAGCCCGTTCGACATTGATCCGCTGCGCGCGGATGGCCTACCGCGTAGCGCCGTATCCTTGCTGACCGAATGCGGCCAGCACGCCAACGAGATTTGCTACACCTACGCGCAAACCGAAGCGCGCTTCGACGGAACGACCCTGACGCTCCCCACCGCTCCCATGCGAGCCTTGGAGCCCAAGCGCTCACCCTTGGTAGACGCATGGCTAGATGCAATGTGCGGCGAGAACGCCCCGCTAGTGCGGCAATGGCTCGCGTGGTTACCCCACACCGATCAACCGCTGATTTGCCTGTACCTGGTAGGCGCGAGCGGAGCCGGCAAAAGCCTTTTGATCTCGGGGTGCGCACGTCTGTGGGGTGCCTTCGTGCAATTGGACCACGCGTTCGGATCGTTCAACGCTGACCTGCTAACGAGTCCCTTGGTATGGGGTGACGAGAAGTTCCCCAAAGACAACCACGGCAACTACAAAACGGAAGAATTCCGGGATTTCATCCAACAGCGCACCCATACGATCAACCGCAAGTTTCGCGACCACGCGAAACTCGTCGGCTATTGCCGCACGGCGCTGACGGCCAACAACGAGAACATCTTCCGTGTAGCGGCGAACATGTTGACCCACGATGACGCGGAGGCCATCGCCCGGCGGATCCTTCGGGTGCCCGTCCTGACGGCCGGGCGGGACTTCCTGCGCTCACGAGACGTGACGAGCCTCATTCACACGGATGAAATCGCCCAGCACATCCTGAGCCTACCGAAACCGAAGTCCGAAGGGCAATTCGCCATCGCATCCCAGGGACGCGAGCTTACGGATCACTTGGCCGCCGCGAGCAACATTGGTGGGAAAATCCTCCAAGTGTGCGTCGCCCAGATCTTGAAGGAACGCCAAGAGCCTGGATTCGTCCTAGAAAAAGGCGCTATCCACGTCTTGCCGAGCAGTCTCGCCGCGTCGTTGAATCAACGTAGCGAACAAGGCCCGAGCCCGTACTACCTGTCACAGACACTGCGAAGCCTGGCGGAACCCCTCAAGGTGCACCTGCGTCGGACCGGTACCGATGGGCATTATTACCGCATCCGCACGGAGATCCTCCTGCATTGGGCTGAAACCGTGGGTTACGACGTGCCGACGCTACAGGCCAGGTTGGAACGCGGCGAACAAGCAAGGATGAACTAAGGCAAGTTATGTGCCTACCTGACGCCAACAATTGTGCAAATCCCCAGTTGACAACCCTTGGCAACTAACCTAGCTTGGTTGACATGCAGATCACCGAAGCCGACCGCGCCACCGCTCGCAGGGTTATCCGCCGCATGTCCGGCGTCGGCCCGCACGCGTCCGTCAACCTGTACCCAGTCATCGGAGGCGAAGCTTATGGCATGATCCGTTGCGGTGCCGGAGTTGGAGGGTCCGCGCCGGATTGGGTCAATATCAACGCGAATTGGTTCAATGCCGCCGTCGAAGCCGCCGCCCAGGGCCGCGCCTACGCCGCCGCGCTCCGGAGCGCGAAGTGAAAGATCATCCGCAAGGATGGGATCCACCCATCGACCGAATCAGTGAAGCAAAGGGGTGGATCAAGGTCCTGCGAGATACACCCGAAGCAGCACTAGAAATCGCTTTCCCTCGCGAAGCAACGCAGGACCTGGCCGATCTGTTAGAGGCTCTGATCAAAGAAGGATGAACATGGCAACGACTGGAATCGTTCCCGCGAAACAACTTCTACAGGGTGGATGGGCCGACCCGGCCACGCTCTATATCCACGGACTCGACCCGCTTCCGCCTGGCATCGACATCGATGAACTGGACAAGTTCAGCGACGACCCGGAGCGCCTGCAACCGCCGGAATCCGGATTGGTAGACTCGATCCTGGAACACGGCGTGAACGACGCGATCACGGTCGTTCCGATCCGGAGCTCCGCGGGTGAACGCCCGACGATCCGCGTGGTCGTCAACGGCCGACAGCGCACCATGGCCGCCCGGGAGGCTAACAAGCGCTGCGCCGCGGGTGAAACCATCTCGGTTCCGTACGTGGTCCGCAAGGAAGCTGACGAAGTAAGCGTGTCAGTCAGCAACGAATGGCACAAGCCCATGAGCGCCGTCGCCAAGGCGCGACAGGCGCAACGCCTCCTCAAGATCGGCAAGACCAAGGCCCAGGTATGCGCGGTGTTCCGCGGACCGGACGGCAAGACCATCTCGCGTGGGACGCTCGACAATTGGTTGAGCCTCCTCAAGTTGCCCGCCGAACAGCAAGAGGCCATCGCGACCGGTACACTCGCCCCCACGGCTGGCTACGCGCTCGCTACCGCGCCGCCCGAAGCACGGGCCCACGTCAACGGCAAGACGACCAAGGAAGTCAAGGCGCAGCTTGCGAGCCCGACCCGCAAGGCGAGCGCCAAGCCCACCGCGCGAGCTCTGTCGGTGCTGGCGGATCAATACGACTTGTCCGACACCGGCGAGGAATTCGAGAGCGAATTGGAAGCTGTCATCGGTGGTTTCCTCCAATGGATCACGACCGGCGATATCGAAGCGTTGGACGAATGGCCGGAGATCCAGAAGCGTTGCGCGAAGGTCATGCGCCCGAGCAACAACGCACCTGTGGGAGAAGAGGTCCTGTGACACCAGAGGAGCGCGCCGCGATCGTCATGGCTAATTACGGGCCGGACGATCCCGGCGTCTACGTGAAGTTCGTTATCGCCATCCGCGCCGCAGTCGCAGAAGAGCGTGAAGCGTGCGCCAAGATCGCTGACGAGTACGAAGGGACCGAGGGTGGTTGCGCGAAGGCGATCCGGGGCCGATCATGACCCGCATCATCACCCCGGATGCGTGGTTCAAGATCGAAATTCAGCATGCTTGCCGCAAATGCGACACGCCGTGTGGGCTGCCGACTATCACGGTTCCGGTGCACTCGATCGAGTACATTCAGGAATTGATCACAACGGCCATCGCCGAAGAACGCGAAGCGTGCGCGAAGATCGTGGAAGGTTCTGTCATTGTCCGCGATGACAAGTGCAAAGCCACCTACTCGAATCAATATGGCTCATATACCTGTGACAGTGTGTATGGTCACGAGGGTTTCCACAAAACGTCCGGTGCTGAATGGGCCGGCTCGCCGCATGGCGTGACTCGCAAAGAAATGGCGGAATGGATCCGTGCTCGCAAGCCCTAGCAGCATCAATGCCTTTGACCTGTGTCAGAGGAAATGGGCTTGGAGGACCATCGACAAGGTGCCAGGCGTCCCGAACCCTTATGCCGAGTTCGGTACCGCGGTCCACAGCATCCTAGAGGGCTACCTCAAACACGGGGTCATGCCCGATCTGACAAACCCCGAAGGTGCGTGCGCGTTCGAGTTCCTACACGTATTACCGCAACCTGGCACGCCCGGACTCGACATCGAACAGCACATCCAATTCCCGCCTTTCCACGGGTACCCTGATGTCCTGGAACCCCCGGACGCTGACGGGATTCCTACGGTGGACGATCACAAAACATGCGGATCGTTCCGGTACGCTATCGAATCTCTCAAGGACGATACCCAGGCGGCGATCTACGCGCATTTCGCCTTCAACCTGTACCACGCCGCGCCGGCGGTAGATCTGCGTTGGAACTACGTCACCCGCTCGCGCCCCAAGCTCCACGCGGTGCACCAACGCGTCACCCGTGCGGACATCACCCCGACCATCGAACGCGCGCGAGCGACCGCTTTGCGCATGGCCCAGGTAACCGCGCGCACGGCCTTGGAACTTCCACCCAATCCGATCGCTTGCGAGCAATACGGCGGATGTCAGTATCGCTCGCTTTGCAACCTCACAGCCCAGGACAAATTGACGGCCTTACTGGCCCAGGAGACTCGCCACATGTCAGCTCTTACCCCCGATTCGTTCCTCGCCCAGGTAGCAGCACAGGTTGGAGGCACGCCGTTGCCCCCTCCGCCCCCCGCGGGCAATCCGTGGGATGGCCTCCCGCCGACCCACGTAACCGCAACGCACTACTGCCCCGACGGCGCAAATTGGGTCTTGAAGGCACCCGCGCCCTTGCCCCCTCCGCCCCCGGTCCAGGCCTTCGGTCCACCCCCTCCGCCGCCACCCCCGGTCGCCCCGCCCGCGATCAACCCTCCGCCGATCGCGCCCACCAACGGCGCGCCTCCGCCCGCTCCCGTGGTCGCCGCCGAGCCGGCCAAACGCAGGCCGGGCCGTCCGCCGAAGGTCGCGGGGAGCGTCGCCCAGGCCGAAGGAACCGGGGGTTACGCCGCGGTCGCTGACGCGCTCCGAGCTCTCGCTGATGCTGTGGAGGCGTTGTGAGCGAAGACGAGGACGCGGACGCTGAGGACGCCAAGGATCAAGCCATGGCGAAGATCGCGCAATTGCTCCGGACCCTCACCCCCGGAGCGGCGCAAAGCTTCCTGGCCATCTTGCACGCTGACCTGGAAGACACGATGTCCGCGCATGAAGAGGAGCACCCGGAGTTGTATGAATAACGACGCACGGCGATCGTTCTGGGAAGCGGTGTACCTGCAAATGGGTAACGCCACGTTCGCGGATGAAGCGCTCGCCGAATGGATCAAGCGTTGGGATCAACCGGTCGCGCCGGTAGCGCCGGTAGCGCCGGTAGCGCCGCGCAAGCCCGATCCGCCTCCGCCGCCTGATACCAGCGCGGATGTCTGTGCGTTCGCTGCTGTGGGGTCAGAAGTATGGTTGGACGGTAAAGCGTTCATCAAAGGCCAATGCAACTATCACAGCCAATGCTCTAGCTGCGAACGTCTTGGCTATCATCTCGCATGACCCGAGCAGTCCAGAACACCCGCGAGCTCGCGCGCATCATCGCGTTGCCCAGGCGCACGCCATCGGATGATCTGGACTTCGCGGAACGACTGAGCGCTATCCTGCGACGGCCGGGGGGCACGCAAACCCTCCGGCCTGTCCAGGCTCGGGCCTTGTATGAGGCAGCGGTGTGCGGCGGACTGTTCGGACCGATCAGGGTAGGTGGTGGCAAGACGCTGCTAAGCCTCTTGTTGCCTGTCGTCCTGGGTTCCAAGCGCCCCCTACTGCTCTTGCCCGCCAAGCTCGTCGACAAGACCAAGCGCGAGATGGTGGCGCTAGCGAGGCATTGGAAGATCCCAACCTTCCTGCGCATTGAGTCTTACGAGCTATTGAGTCGCCTCCAACATGCTCGGATGTTGGAGAAGTATCGCCCGGATCTCATCATCCCTGACGAGGCTCACAAGCTGAGGCATCGCAAGACGGCCGTAACGAAGCGCTTCGCAAGGTACTTGCACGAGCACCCGGAAACGAAGGTATGTGCGCTGTCTGGTACGATCACGAAGCGCTCACTACGGGATTACGAACACATCATCCGATGGTGTCTGAAACCTCTCAATAACCCGGTGCCTAACAACCATGGCGAAATCGAAGATTGGGCGGATTGCCTGGATGAGCACAACCGCGAAAGGGTTGAACCGGGGGCGCTTGTCATCTGGACCGACGGAGACCCAACCTTATCGGTCGTGCGCGCGGCGTTTCGGTCGCGGTTGGTTGAAACGTGTGGTGTCGTTAGCACGGTCGATTCCCGCGTGGCTTGTTCCCTTGTCGTTCGTGCTGCTCGCTACGAAGTATCCACCGAAGCGGCGTTCCAACGTCTTCGCGATCTATGGGAAACGCCGAACGGCGAACCGCTCACCGATGGCATGAGCGTATGGCGCCACGCTCGAGAGCTCGCGTTGGGCTTCTTCTACCGTTGGAAGGTACCCGCACCGACCGAATGGTTGGCCGCACGCAAGGCCTGGGCGCAAACGTGTCGCAAGATCCTTGGCAGCAACCAACGGCAGCTAGACAGTGAACTGGCTGTCATCCGCGCGACCGAGCAAGGACACTACCCCCACGCCGTACCCCTCTTGCGGGACTGGCGCGCCATCAAAGATACCTTCGAGCCCGATACCGTCGCTGAATGGCTATGCACACGTCCGGTCGAATACACCGCCGAATGGGCGCGGCAACACACGGGCATCGTCTGGACCGAACATGTCGCCTTCGCGAATAAGCTTGCAGAGCTAAGTAACCTGCGTTATTATGGTCGAAACGGTCTAGACGACGCGGGGCGATACATCGAAGCGCACGACAAGGATTGGAGCATGATCGCCAGCGTCCCGTCGAACAGCGAAGGTAGGAACCTGCAAGCATGGTCCCGGGGATTGGTAGTCTCTTGTCCACCCAACGGAAGCCAGATCGAACAGCTGCTAGGCCGCATGCATCGCGACGGACAAGAGGCGGATGAAGTTATTTACGATGTCATGTTAGGCTGCGCGGAACACCTGGACGCTTTCTGGAAAGCCTTTCGAGATAGTCACTACGTGCAACAAACGACAGGTGCAGAGCAAAAGCTATTGATCGCGGGAATTGATATCCCACCCGAAATTGATACGGATAACGCATTTTGGCAAAGGTAAAGGCAAAGTCATGAATTGGTGGAATGGTGTTGGTACGGCTGAGTTCAATGATAAAGGCAACCCGTTCACTGAGGGCAATTACGTTCTGTCGATCGAATCGATCAGGACTAAGAAGGGTTGGGAAGGTGGTAGTTTTCTGATTGTGGCGTTCCGCACGGTCCAGGCTGACAATGGCGTGCAACCTGGTACGCCTCGCGATGCGGTGTTCTCTCTTGAGGGCAAGAATGCTCGGATGAGCCTGGGCGAGATCAAGGGGTTCGTGTTCGATCTGTTCGGTTTGAACCGCAACGACCGTTCGCAAGATACGATGGTCACGGAGTTGTGCTCACACATGACGAACGTGTCCAATCCGTTCATGGGTGCGACGATTGCGTGCGAAGCGCGTAACATCTCGGTCAATCCGTCGAAGAAACATCCGGACGGACTTTTCTGCAAACCCAGGTGGATTCACTATCCGGGCAATCAGGTCACGGCGCAGGCGATCCTGGCCATGCCGGCGTCGCCTCAGATTCCGATGGCTGAGGCCGGCTATGGGAATCCGCCGCCTCAGCAACGTCCGCCCGTTCCGCCGCCTGGCCAGGCCTGGGGTGCGCCTCCGCCCCCTCCGCCTCCACCGCCAGCGGCCAAGGTTCGCCCGGCGAACTTGCCTCCGAACTTCGTCCGCGCGGATGGTGCGTGGTGGGATGGGACGGGGTGGAACCTGTGATCTGGCTGGACCTGGAAACGACCGGGCTTGACCCGGTGAACGACAAGATCCTCGAGTTGGCTATGGTCAACGACGAAACTGGCGAGAAGTTCCAAGCTATCGTTAGTCACGACGGCCAAGGACTTTCGCCATTCATCCTCGACATGCATACGAAAGTGAGTACCTACGGCCCGGAGAACCTCACTACGCTTCTCCGGGCCGTACCTCCCGATCACAAGGTATTTGGTTACTTCGTGGATATGCGACCTCTAGGGCCACAGGACATGACACCTCTTGAAAGGTCTCGCACTGGTGGAACGTGTTGGTGCGGCTGTCTCCTGTTCGTGTTCGAGTGTCCGCATGGCGTGCAAGGGAAGGCATACGGAACGTGATCGCCCTCGACACGGAAACTTGTCTCTTCGGCCCGGGTCGTATGGCTCCGCCGCTGGTGTGTGTATCCACGGCCCAGCCCGATACCAACCTTTTGCACAGGACCAATCCCAGCGTGGGCAGTTACGTCCGCCAATGCCTGGACCATGGGATCGTGGGACACCACGTAGCGTACGATATGGCCGTCATCGCAGCGGACATGCCGGGACTCCTATCTGACATCTTCGACGCGTACGCCAACAATCGGATCACTGACACCATGATCCGAGAACAACTCTTGGACATCGCGGACGGGACGTTCCGGTCCAAGTCGTACAGCCTTGCTTCCGTGGCGAAACACCGTCTCGGTTTGGACCTGGACAAGTCGACGGTACGCCTCCGTTACTCTGAGATGTTGGACATCCCCTGTGCACACTGGCCCGAAGCGTTCAAGACTTACGCTATTGATGACGCTGTTGCGACGTACCAGATCTGGCAAGACCAAGAGTCCCGAGCGGACCTATTGGTTGACCAGTTCCGCCAGGCACGTGCGGCGTTCTGGATTCAGCTCATGTCGGTTTGGGGCATGCGCATTGACCAAGACAAGATCCGAGAGATCTTGGTCAAGCTACATGCTGGCAAAGCGGCCACGGAATCATCGCTCTTGGAGTCAGGCCTGTTGCGTTCCAATGGCACCCGAGACACGAAGAAGGCCGGTGCGCGCCTCGTGCTGGCCTATGCCCGCAAAGGCGTTGACCATCCTGTCACAGACACGGGCAAACCCGCGCTCAACCGTGAAGCCTGTCAATCCTCCGACGATCCGGAGCTCGTGGCTTATGCGGAATTCTCCAAATACCCCACGATGATCGCCAAAGTCGAAAAGATGGATCTGCCGATCCTCCACCCGCACGTCAAGGTCTTGACCTGGACCGGACGCACTTCTAGCGGCGCGGACGAAGATGACGATACCGGTATCAATTCACAGAATTTCTCACGTGACCATGGCGAACGCGAGGCCATCATCCCTCGAGAGGGATGCAAGCTGGTAGCAGCTGACTACACCATGTTGGAACTGTTCGCATGGGCGCAAGTCTGTAAGACCCTACTCGGACAGTCCGCCATGGCTGAGGCGTTGAACCGTCGCGAAGATCCTCATATGATCATCGCGTCGAATATCCTAGGCAAGCCTCTTGATTGGTGCGTAGCCAACAAGAAAACGAAAGAGGTTTTCCAAGCGCGACAGACCGGCAAAGTTGTGAACTTCGGATGCCCTGGCGGACTCGGAGCTCCCACGTTGGTGCACTACGCTAAGCAGTCTTGGAACGTCAGCCTTACGGATCAACAGGCCGAGGACCTTCGGAATTTGTGGTTCAGCATGTGGCCGGAGTCCCGCGAATACTTCCGCGTAATCGGCCGCGTAGTCGAAACCCGCGGGTGTGTGGAGCAACTCTTCTCTGGCCGGTTGCGTTCCGGTGTCAGGTTCACCAACGGCTGCAATACCCTGTTTCAAGGTCTCGGGTCTGACATCGCCAAAGCAGCAGGATTCGACATCGCCCGATCGTGTTACATCGGCAGCATGTCACCCGCGCGGATGATCTTGTTCGTGCATGACGAATTCGTGTTGGAAGCACCAACCCCTATGGCGGAGTTCATCGGCTCCGAACTCCGCCGCCTTATGATCGAAGCGGCTAAGCCTTGGCTACCGGACGTGACCACCATTGATGCGGAAGTCCGAATCCTAGATAGGTACTCGAAATGAATATGCCTGACATCAAAGAATTGCCCCTGTGGACCACCCAAACCCAGGATGGCGCGGAAGAAACCATCAAAGCCCTGCGCACTGAGATCTATTCCGCACGGCGGAAGTTTCCCGGTCGGCGATTTCTACTGACGGCGTTGGTAGAAGAAGTTGGAGAACTTGCCGCGGCCATCCTGAAGCGAGAGGGACCTGCGCGTATCCGTAAGGAAGCGATCCAAGTGGCTTGCGTAGCTATCCGCATCTTCGAAGAAATGGATCCTGTGTACGATTCCTTGACCGATGACGAGGCCAAACCGTGAAGCAACTCCGTATCTATGTAGCGGGTCCGATGGCCAAGGGTGTTTTCGCGGATAATATGCGGATTGCATACGAAGCCGCGCATCAATTGATGTCAATGGGTCATTGGCCTTTCGTGCCACATCTGTTCTGGCATTTGGAACTTTGGTTCCCTCGACGGGTTGAAGCATGGTTGGACCTAGATAAGGCGTGGCTAGAGCGGTGCGACGCTATCTTGCGCCTTCCCGGAGAATCTGTAGGTGCAGATCTAGAAATGGGGTGGGCTAAAGACCACGGATTGCTTGTGTTCGACAGTATTGAGCATGTCGCACATGCTACCGAACGTGAACCCTTTCCGGCTTATAGGCCGTTAGGCGGCGCATGACACCCGCACAGGCAGCCTACGAAGCATTCCAGAAGGCCAACGGACTGGACGCCATCCGACCGCACGCGCAATCCAAGGAAGCCCAGCGCGGGCGCTTCTACTGCGTCGAATGGGACCGGTTGCCGGACTTCGCCAAAGACGCTTGGACCAAAGCAGCGGATGCGGCGAGGCGCGTATGAACTTGCTAGCTATTGATCCCGGACTGGCCACGGGTTGGGCTGTGTTCGAGTCCAACGCTTTGACGGCATGCGGGACCATCAAGCCGGCTCTGTGGGATAGCCTCAGCGTCCCCTATGGCGGACTCGTGATCATTGAAGAACCTACGATCTATCCACATTCCAAGACCAACCCCGCGCACATCATGGCGCTACAACTCAAAGTTGGCGACCTCCGCGGACGCTTCACGCGCATGGGGTACGTGGTCGAATTGGTCCAGCCCAGGTCCTGGAAGGGCCAAGTGCCAAAGGAGATCCACGCCGGGCGCACCTTGAAGAAACTCTCAGCCGAGGAGCGCATGCGGATTCCCACGAAGCACACACACGACACCCTAGACGCGGTAGGCTTAGGCCTGTGGAGGATCGGACGATGACCTGTGACAACTACCACGCCACGCCGCAATCATCAGACTGTCCGTACTGCGTTATCCTTGCTTTGATTAAGGCGTTGGAAAAGATCGCTCCGAATGATCCTGCGTTGCCTCCTGGTAGGGCGCTACTGTGCAAATCAGAACGGGAGCGCGCAAAAGCACGACGGGCCGCACGATGACTCTACACCAATGGATCAACAAACAGGTAAAAGAATACCCCGCGCTATCGCGCACGTATTTCATGCAACGACTCCGAACGGCATCAGGGGTGAGCCTTACTACCCTCGGCGCACTGGACCGCGGGGCGAAACTCACCCGCGGCGACAAGGCGCAAGCGTTGGTGGACGCGACCAAGGGCGCTATCACGTTGGAGGATCTGATCACGTGATCGACTGTACATCTTGCAGGCAAGATTCTGTAGATGAGTGCTCGCTTGTTTGCCGTTGTCGATGTCACGCGATCGAAACTCTCGAAAGCCTCCGCGCCGAGCTCGCAGCGGAGTGGCGCGAGAACTTAGAGCGCGCCGCGCTGGAGAAGCCGTGATGAACGAAGAAATCATCCAGCGGGCCCGAGCCTTCGACGTCGACAAGGTGTCTGTTCGTGACACCTATCGACTGTTTGAGGTTCTCGCTGACGCGCTTGAACGGGCGGACCGGTGCTACGCCGACGCGGCCGCCGACCGGGACCGCCTCGCGGCGGAGTTGGCAACCCTCAAAGGCATGATGTCGATGGCCGAACAGTTCCCGGACAATTCCGAGCGCGACGCCCTACAGGCCCAGCTCGCCATCGACGCGCCGCTGGCAGCGCTCGCCCGTCGTTACGTCGAAGCCTGCAACACCAACGACGGCAACATGGCAATGATCGGCGCGGAAATGATCCGCCTTGTGAGGTCACAAAAGTGACACCCGACGAACGTACGGCCATCATCCGCGATGAAGCCAAGCACAGCACCTTGCGGGACCAGATCGCTGCGTTCCGCGTGACGGACGATGCCACCATGGCCACGGCAGCGGACTGGACCCGTAGCCTCCGGGACATGACCAAAGCCGTAGAAGAACGCCGGCAGCGCATCACAAGGCCTCTGCTTGAAGTCAAGCGCGAAGTGGACGCCTTGTTCGCCGCGTTGTCGAATCCGCTCACTGAGGCATCCACGCACCTCCGCCGCGAGATGGGGGCGCATCATGCCCGGGTCGAAGCGTCCCGCATCGCCGCCATGCAAAGCGCTGTAGCGACCTTCGCCACGGGCCAGGTGCCTACGGCGATCATCCCGACACCGGTGCATGTCGACAAGGTTACCGTGCGGCAGATCTGGACGGCCGAGATCCAGGATCCTGACCGGGTACCGCGAGAATATTGCTCTGCCGATATCACCAAGATCTTGGCCCGAGCACCAGACTCGCCGCACGTAGATCCCCCGGCCATCCCGGGGGTGCGCTGGGCTTTGACCGAAAGGATCACGGTACGATGAAAAAGTGTGGCGCACAAGACGCGGATGCTGGCTTGAAGTGTCAGCGTCCCAAAGGACATACGTTGGAGCACCGAGCAAACGGATTGGTTTGGCAAAACGCGTTTGAACATCGCTTCTCGGCGCCTCCGCCGCCCGACCCGGTGAATCACCCCGCCCACTACACCAGCCACACTTCCGGAATCGAGTGTATCGAAATCGTTCGCCACATGAATTTCAACCGAGGAAACGCGGTCAAATACATTTGGCGCGCGGGAGAGAAGGGGCCGGCGATCGAGGATCTGAAGAAGGCAATTTGGCTCCTACAGGATGAGATCAAGCGCCTTGAAAGGAATTGATTGGTCCGAGCTCTCGGGCTTCTCATCCGGCAAAGAAGCCGCGATGCGGGATCGGGACATCCGGAAGGAAGTCGCCGAAACCGAACGCTTGATCCTGAAATACTACAATCGCAAACGTGACGCGAAGCCCGAGCGAAAAGCAGCCGCCAAGGTGCGTGCGAAGAAGTGGCGCGACCTCAACCCCGAGCAGAGGCGCGCCTACGAACGCCGGCGCTTCAAGAAATCGCAGAAGCGTAAAGCCCAGCTGCGCGCCGCCGCGAAACGCTACCGCGACGCCGAACGCGACAGGCTCAAAAATCAGGAGTTCTCGTGTCAGGTATGCGGCGCATCGTGGTGCGTCAACCCCCACATTCCCCGATCCAAGGTCCGTAAGTATTGCGGCCTTGGCAAGTGTACGATGTAGATGCTAGCGCAAATCGAACGTGAATTGGTCCTACGCGGCGGGCTATACGACTTCGTACAAGTCACGTGGTCGCAAGTCGAATCAACACCGTTCGTTCCGGGATGGCACTTAGAGGCTATTTGTGAACATCTGGAAGCGGTGTCGCGTGTCGAGATTCGTAAGCTCCTTATCAACGTCCCCCCGGGTGCTGCGAAGTCACTCCTTAGCGGTGTATTCTGGCAAGCTTGGGAATGGCTCGATCGCCCCGGGACACGCTTCATCAATGCGTCTTTCGACATGTCCCTACCAGGCACACGGGACGGCGGGAAGATCATCCGCTTGTTGCAGTCTTCGTGGTGGGCTGAACGGTTTCAACCGCTCTTGGATCACAAGTCCCCTAGCGCTTTCAACTTCGATATCAAGGGTGGTGGGTTCCGTTTCGCTACCTCGCCCCGCTCTCGAGGTACCGGACGACACGGTAACATCGTGGTAGTGGACGACCCAATCAAACCCGCCGACACGTTGGGCGGTAGCGCCATCACGCACAAGCGTCTAGACGAAGTATCCTCGTGGTGGAAAGCCACGATGCCCACACGTCGTGCCGACCCGGCCACGCACCGAGAAGTGATCGTTATGCAACGGTTGCACAAGGATGATCTGTCAGGCGAGATGGCCCGCGCAGGAGGGTGGACGGTGCTGCGTCTTCCGATGCGCTTTGAGAAAACCTACTCGTGCCCTGGCGACCGGCGCACCGAAGACGGCGAACTACTGTGGCCCGCGCGCTTCCCATTGGATACCGTGATCGAGCTTGAGAAGTCTTTGGACACCCACGCCGCGGGGCAACTCCAGCAGCGGCCGCACGCGCTGGGCGGTACGATCTTCCGGCGGTCCCGTTGGCGTTTCTGGGGAACCGGTAACGAGCCGTGTCTGTGCAACGAATGCTTTGATCGTCACGTCAACGATCCTGGGTACGTGAGTCCGCACGACACCGGCCGCCCTTGTCGTGCCTTGCCGGAATCCGGGTTCGATCTGATCTCGGCCGATCTGGCGTTCAAGGGAACGCAACACTCGGACTTCGTAGCGTTGCAGTCCTGGCGGACCTACGGCGGAGATTTCTTCATGTTGGATCTAGTCAACGAACGACTGGACTTTGCGGATACTAAGATCGCACTACTTCGCTTCTCTATCGCTTGGCCAACCGCCGGGACGATTCTGATTGAGGACGCAGCCAACGGACCTGCGATCGAGAGCGAGCTCCGGCACAGCTTGGGAGGTATCGAACTTGTCCGCCCCGAGGGTGGCAAGGAAGCCCGCGCCCAGGCCGTCGCCCCTCTCTTCTCGGCCGGCTCGGTGTTCCTCCCCGCGGCGCACCCTGGCATTTGGCACATGATGAGCCAAGCGGAAGCTTTCCCGATGGATCTCAACGACGATGAAGTAGACAGCTTGACCCAGGCTCTGGTATACTTCCGTGCGCACGGTTATAGCGCTCTATTTGAGCAAGCCATGACGAACGCGCGAAAGGACATGGCAGGATGACATCTGAAGAAAGGAAACAGAAACAAAAAGAATGGTGTAAACGCTCAAAACTCAAGAATAAAGAAAAAATCAAAGCCTACAAACAAAGCGAAAAAATTCGAGCTAAAAATAGAGAATACGCCAGAAAAATCCGCCTGATTGATCCTGAACGTTTCCGTAGCGCCTGTTTACGCTGGCAAAAGAAACATCCAGAAAAAGCGAGCGAGGCGTCTAGAAAACGTCGAGCGCTGAAAGCTAGCGTATCGGTTGACCCAATCTCGTCGGCGCAACTACAAGAAAGGCTTGCGAAATTTGAAAACAGGTGCTTCTACTGCGCTTTGCGTGGTACGATCGGCCCTGTGGAGCATTGGGATCACGGGACGCCGCTTTCGCGAGGCGGATCGCACACTCTTGACAATCTCTTCCCGTCGTGCGCGATGTGCAATATGCGTAAGCATACAAAGACTGTATTGGAGTTCATCGCGTGAACTACCTCAAAGCGTTGACTATGATGTCCGCACCTTTGGCTCATTTGGACAGCTGGGCCAATGCTCTGACGGGATTCGGGACGAGTCGCGACCGGACTACTCAAAGTGTTTTCATCCCAGACTTTCCCCTTTGGCCAATTCAATTAGCCCCAATTTATAACGGTAGTTCCACCGCCCGGAAGATCGTGGCGCTACCGGTTGAGGAAGCCTGGCGCGAAGGTGTCGAGGTCAAGTGCGACGATCCGGCATGGGCTGAGCGAATTCACCGTCGCGCCGTTGCCATGGGCATGTTCAAAGCGTTCTTTGATGCTCAGGTGTTCGGGCGCCTGTTCGGCGGTACCCTGATCTGGGCTGGCGTGAACGACGGCCGAGACCCGTCAGAACCGTTGGACTGGGCCAAGGCCAAGTCACTTGAATTTCTCGAGGTGTTCGATCCGCGCTTCGCCATGCCCAAGGGTCCGCATATGCTGTACCCGGAGTCGTGGCTCCTATGGGGGATCGAGGGTGGTAGCGCCGAGGTACATCATACCCGTATGATCCGCTTCGGTGGAGCTCATACGGACGATCTAACGCGCCGAGGTAACCGTGGATGGGACTATTCGATCCTGCAAGCACTCTTGCCTGATATCCAGGCGTTCGACGAAGCGTTCCACAGCGCTGGTATCATGCTGTCCGACGCATCACAGGCCGTGATCAAGCTCAAGGGCCTAATCTCCGGGCTTGCGGGCAAGCAAAGCGACCTCTTGAAAACCCGCGCGATGCTACTCGACATGTCGCGATCGGTCGCGCGTGCCTTGTTCCTAGACAAGGAAGAGGAATTTACCAAGGTCGCTACGCAATTCAGCGGTACAAGCGACGTCGTGATGCTGTTCGGGAAGAAGTTGGCCGCAGCCACGGGTATCCCGGTAGCGGTCCTACTCGGTGAGTCCCCCGCGGGGCTACAAGCGACCGGCGCAATTGATATCCGCATCTTCTACGACAAGGTAGCGGCTGAGCGTAAGCGCGTCGTGGAACCTCCGCTCTTGATGCTCTTGAACCTCTTGGCCAAGAGCATGGGTTACAACGGCGAGGTCAAGATCGAATGGCCTTCTATGTGGCAAATGTCGCCCAAGGAAGAGGCGGACTATCGTCTGTCCGTGGCCCAGGGTGACAAGATCTACGAAGAAATGGGCGCCGCAACCCCGCAACAGATCTGGAAAGATCGCTGGGGTAAAGGCGAATACAGCGCTGACAACGTGTACAACCCCAACGATGCCCCGACTTGGGCCGCGTTGCCGCGTGCAACGACCCTTGACCCCGAAGGTGGCAAGCCCGCGCAAGCGCCGGCAACACCGAAAAAGGATCATCTTACGGGCGATCCGAAGAAAGACATCCCGACAGAAATCGCCGCAGGCAAGCCGCAAGACCAGGCCGTGGCGATCGCACTGCACGAACAAGACAAGTGAAACCGCCGATCGGCCTGGCCAATGAGTTTGCCGCTTACCTCCGCCGACGCACGGACAAGTTCGCAGCGCTGGACCTGACGGAAGGATGGGACCGCAACCCGGTGCACTTCACGGGCCGGATCAAAGCGGACGCGTCGGACTTCGTAAACCGCGCGATCGGTAAGCTTGTCCGCGTCGTCGCCGAGAACCCTATCCCCGAAGAGCACCTCGAGGGTCTCGCGCGAGCAGTGGACCGGAAGAACAAGCGCGTGGTCGGCGTCCCGACGTCTCAGCACGCACCCAACGCCCCGATCGCCGTGTTCCGGGACCGGAACCTAGAGCTGATTCGGTCGATGGATCGGAAGATGATCGCGGAGCTCCGGGACGTGCTCGAACAGGCCGAACGCGAAGCGATGCGCGTGGAACAGGTTCGCGCCTTGATCCAGGAGCGGTTCGACGTGGCGAAGTCGCACGCGGACCTTATTGCCCGCGATCAAGTCCTAAAGCTTTCTAGTGCAATTACCGAATATCGGCAGGTCTCAGCCGGTATCACTAGCTATGAGTGGTCTACGTCTTCGGATGAGCGCGTAAGGCCGGATCACGCAGAATTAGACGGGACCATTCAAAGGTGGGATTCGCCACCTATTCAGGATCAACGCACAGGCGAACGCGCACATCCTGGCGGTGGGATCCAATGCAGGTGCGTTGCGATCGCTGTTATTGATTGAGTCGTTTCCTAAGGTTGATAGCAACCTGCTCGATCTGATCTGGCGTTGCATTTTGTTTGATGCGGTTAGCCAAATCGCTAATGACCCACACATTACCTGAAACATACCCCTTTTCCGGGACGATTCTATCTAAAGAAGGTGAGTTATCGCCTCGCACATCACCCACAAAAATAGGGATATTTAGAAGCGGACAGAACGCAGGAACGTCCAGATCGTCAACGCTTAAGAAAAACCTAATGCCTAGTTTTTTAGCCCTATTCTTAGCATTCTGAATCATCGCCAATCGCGGATCCTTGCGATGTTTTGCTTTGAGGTACTTACTACGGCGTTCCGGATATTTAGCATTCCAGCGTTCTGACGCCTCTCGGTGTCTACGGGCTAAATCCGGATTGTCTTTCCGTTGCTGTACGCGGAAACAACTAGTGCATAACCCGCCTTTCTTGTAACGAGCCATTCGGCCCGGGCAACAAGATGACAAGACGCTAGGCTTCGGTTTGGGTCCAGGCGGCATCAGGCTATTACAGCATGGCCTGATACTAGGAGTCAAGCTAGAACCTGAACGCGGATCCGAGCAACGCGAAACACACCGCCAAGAGCCCGCAGAAGAACATGATGCGGCCGAGTTCTTTGGGGTTGGGGCTTTCCGGCTTGCAGATCAGGAAGATGATGAGCCCTGCCAGCCCAATAAGGGCCGGCCAGATAATCACGAGTACGCCGTGTGAATCGTTGGTCATGGTGGCTTCGATGGTGGCACATGTGCTAGCGTTGTGCCATGGCGCGATCGCTGCGGTTCGACACGTTCAGGCTTGACACCGTAGAACGGACGCCCACTGGCGGACTCAAGATCCAGGCGACACCCACCCGCGCCGGTGTCCTGACCTACCGTCGGGCGGACGGATCGCAGGTGCGCGAGCTCCGCCACCCGCAGGACGTGTTCAACGCGGAATCGTTGGGCACCCTGGCAGGTGCTGCCGTGACGGACCTTCATCCGCCGCAAGGCGCTGTGACTCCGGCGACTTGGAAGGATGCCAGCGTGGGCCATGTCGGCGAAACTGTGACCCACGACGGCCGGCTTGTTGGCGCAACCCTCTATATCAACGACGCGGACGCAATTCAGAAGATCCAAAGCGGCGAGCGCAAGGAACTTTCGGCCGGATATTACGCCGATACGGACGAAACCCCCGGTTCTTACGACGGGCAGCCGTACGATCGCCGACAGACGAATATCAAATACAACCACGTTTCCCTACAGCCGCCTGGCGGAGGGCGCGCTGGGCCGGAATGTGCCCTGCGAATCGACAGCGATGACGCAATTCTTGTTGACTCCGGCCAAGCTGTGCCGGAAACTGCCGACATGGCGCTGCGTATCGATGGCAAAGATTGCACCCCTGAAACGGCCCAGGCTGCCGTAGACGCTTTGGCGGCCGACCGAGACGGCCTCAAGGGTGCTCTGAAGGTCGAGACGGCCAAGACGGCGGACTTGCAGAAGCGTTGCGACGCTGCCGAGTCGCCGGCCCGCATCGCGGCCGCGGTCAAAGAACGCGTCACCTTGCTTGAGAGCATCCGCAAGGGGAACGCCCACTACCTCCGCGCGGACGCGGACGAACCCCCGGCCGAGCCCGATGGTGGGAGCGACCCGATCGCCCTCATGACCGAAGCGTTGGTCGCTTGGCAGCCTAGCCTGGACCTCAAGGGCGCCAGCCCTGACATGGTGATGGGCGCCTTCAAAGCGATGATGGCAGCCGTTACGGGTGACGAAGCCGCGGAAGGTGAGCCGACCCAGGCGCAGGACGCTTTGATGCAGCCTGCAAAGAACACCGCCCCGGAGATGGAACTGAACGGCCGTTCCAGGACGTCGCGCAACGACGCGGCCCGGCAGCGCCTGCGTACCCCGGTTGACGGCGGTATGCGCCATGACGACAACGGTTTCCCGGCCGGCAGCGGCGGGCAACGCGAGCTGAATGCCGAGCAGCAACAGCGCGCCGACAACCAGAAACGTTCTTCCGAGCCTATGGCCGCAACGGTGAAATGATGGGCGCTGATATCTTTCCCCAGACTACGGTTGACCAGTTCCCGGCAGCGGCATTCGCCGGGCAGTTGTTCGACCCGGGTCAGGCGGACATCATGTCCGCTCTCGTGTCGGAGTCCGCTGGCGTCGAAGCTGGCGTGGCCGTCATCCTGGACACCGCCCAGACGTCTTTGCTCCCCGGGTACGGCCTCAAGGTCAAATACCCGGTCGATGCGAATAGCGTCGTTTTTGGCTTCACGGTCCTGAACGTGATGAAGCAACCGGCATCGCCGCGCTTCGCTCTCAAAGATTCCGTGGCCCTGGTTCGCAAGGGCCGGATCTGGTGCCTTGTGCAAAACACCGTTGCCCAGGGTGACGATGTTTACGCATGGTACTCGACCGGTTCGACCAAGGGTTCAATCCGCAACGACGCGGGTTCGACCCAGGCCGTCAAGGTCCGCGGGGCGAAGGTCCTGATCGGGGCGAGCACTGCAGGCTTTGCCCTGGTTGACTGTAACTTCCCGCTCGCGAGCGCGGATGCTTCGGTCCTGACGGGCGGTTCGTGGAACGTCACTGCTGTGAAAACCAGCGCCTACACCGCCGTCATCGGCGATCTTGTCCTGGTTGACCCGACGGGTGGCGCATTCACGGTTACCCTGCCGACGGCTGTCGGTGTGGTTGGCCAGTCGATCCGCGTCTTCAACAATACGGCGTCGACGACGGCCGTTACCGTCGCAACGACGTCCAGCCAAACGATCAACGGATCGAGCACGGCGAGCATGACCACGGCGCACGCCGGCAAAGAGTTTACGTCGGACGGCGCAAACTGGGTCATGGTTGAGGCCTGATGTACCCGTTCCAAGGCAAACTCTCTGTCACGCCCGTCAAGACCGCGGCTTACACGGCCAAGGCGGGCGAGATGGTCAAAGTCAACGCGGCAGGAGGGGCCTTTACGGTTACCCTCCCAACCGCGAAGGGTCTCCAAGGGCGTAGCATTGTTATCCAGGAGTCCAACAACTCCACTACCGCGGTAACGGTTGCGACGTCCCTTTCCCAGACGATCAACGGCGCAAGCACCAAGTCTCTTACTACGGCCTACGGCCGCACCACGTTCGTGTCAGACGGCTCCAACTGGTTTGCGGCCTGAGGAAAATACCCATGCGATTCGGAAACGCGATTTCGGCCTGGTACGAAGACAGCAAAGAGAACCTTGCGCGTCTTGGCGCGCTTGTTACTCAGGGTTGGTGGGAAGGCCGGGGCGAACGTCTGGACGCCGGCGAAACCGCCGTCATTACCCGTCAGCTGACCTACGTCGTCAAGCGGACCTTTGACAAGAAATTCCCGGAGCTCAAGGCGCGTCTGTTCCTCCCGGTGAACTACGAAGTTCCCGAGGGTGCAGAAGCTTGGAGCGAGCGTGGCTACACCTGGGCCGGCATGGCCAAGATCATCCATGACTATGCGGCAGATCTGCCCGTCGTGTCGACGCTCGCCGCCGAGGTGCTCCACCCTCTCAAGACGGGCGGCATCGCGTACCACTACAGCCTTTTGGATCTTGCTAAGGCTGCGTTCTCGGGCGTCAATATCGACGCCAAGCTGGCGTTCGCTGCGAAGCGCTCGATCGAAAACTTGATCGAGCAGATCGCAGCCATCGGCGAGGCGGACGCCAACATCCCTGGTTTCCTGAACAATACGAACGTCACGTTGCTGACGGCAGCTGGCGGCGACATCATCGGGTCGTGGGACATCGCTACCAGCGATCAGATCCTGGCGGACCTGAACACGATCGCCAACAAGCAGGTTGAGGCGTCAAAGGGTATCTTCCCCCCTGATACCTATCTGCTCGATATCGCGAGCTACAACTTGATCATGTCCAAGCCGTTCAGCGACTTGAACCCCAAGCCTGTCGGCCGCTTGTTTCTAGAGCAAAGCGCGTACATCAAAAACATCGATTGGTGGACGTTCCTCGCTACGGCGGATGCTGGCGGAACGAAGCCACGCCTCGTGAGTTACAAGCGTGATTCTGAGATCGTGGAACTCATGATCATGAAAGAATTTACGCAGCTGCCTCCGATTGCGAAGGCCCTTACGTTCCTGATCAACTGTTACAATGTTTTCGGCGGCGTCGCGGTTCACTATCCCATGGGGATCGAATACGTGGATGGCATTCACTCATGATGATTCAGAACCGTAGCGCCAGGCCGTATTGGATCCAGACTCTTCAGGATGGGATCGAAGTTTCGACCCTCGTCGCCCCTGGCGATCTGGTTGACGTGACGGATGCTCGCGGCGCAGCGATGATCAAGGCCGGTACGCATAACCGGCGCGTCGCCGGCGTGATCATGTCGGCGGTGCACGAAATCGTCGAAGTGAAGGGCGCAGCCGAACCGATGCCGGCGAGCAAGTTCCAGGAGCGCCGGGGTTTGGCGGACCTTCCCGAGAACGTCGCGCTGGATCTCGTCAGCAAAGCGAACCTCGATAGCCTCGACAAACTTGCTGTTGACGAGAAACGTCCCGAGGTTCTCTCGGCCGTCCTGAAGCGCAAGCGAGGGTAACGGTGGACCTGGCGACTTTCCGAACGCAATACCCGGAATTCGCCAAGACGTCTGATTCGCTCGTCAGCACGATGCTGGCGGTTGCTGTGTCTCGCATGTCCGTTGCTGAATGGGGTGACCAATACGATCAAGGTCAAGGCTTGTTGACCGCTTCGTTGCTCGCCCTTTCGCCCAACGGGATGACGGCGCGCCTTCAAAGCGACAAAGCGACGAGCACGTACGGTACAGCCTACGAACGTTTGCGAGAAGAGATCACTTTTGCCGACCGCGTATTCTGACAAAGATACCGGCCTGAAAGCACTTCTGGCGCGCTGCAAAGCGTCGAAGCTTGCTATCACGGTCGGGGTCCACGAAGCGGAAGGCGCAAGCGCATACGAAGGTGGCGCAACGGTTGCCGACGTGGCGACTTGGAACGAATACGGTACGGAACGCATCCCGGCTCGACCGTTCCTGTCGGGTTGGTTCGACGCCAATCAAGCGGACATTCAAGCTAAGCTCAAGAGCGCAGGCGAGAAGATCTTTAAAGGCGCGGACCCCCGTGCAGCGCTTGACCTGACCGCGCAGTATTTCGCCGGTCAAGTCCAGAAGCGTATCAGCGCCGGCGTACCTCCGCCGAACGCTGACAGCACGATCCGTCAGAAGGGTAGTTCCAAGCCGTTGATCGGTCGTACCGGTCAACTCCGCGCGAGCATCAGGGGCCATGTCGTCGCTCGATAGCACCTGTGACGGTCTCTTGGCGCTCGCCGCTGCCTTGACCGGGCTTGACGCGGTATGGGAGAACCAACCTCGCCCGGAGACGAACGATGTCACCCGCGGCATCGTGCTCCTATCGTTCACGGCCACGGCAAGTGTTGGACGCGATGAAGTCCGCACGACATTCGACGTAGGGACGCAAGACTTCGGAGACGTGGCCGTAGGTCAACGGGCCTTGCCTTGGCGCATCATCGCCGAATCGTTGGAACAGAAGAACGTTAACACGGCTTGGGCCATCCTTGAGAAGATGCGTTTGCGTCTCCGCTGGCAGAGCTCTATTGATGCGCTGAACGCCGTGAACGTGTCGATCGCTACGACTGGTCAGGTGCAAGATCTCCAAGTGCCTGTGGACGACCGCATCATTTCCAAGGCTGCGTTGGACGTCAGCTTGAACGCCTCTTTCAGTGAAGCCGATCCGACGCGCTATCCCTACATCGCTGAAATCACGGGTACGTCGCAACTTCTGCCGGGCGCCGAACAGCCCTTGGATATCGTGATCCCATGAGTCTACTTGACCAGATTGTCAACGTCACGATCACCCGTCAAACGGTGTTCCCGTCGTTGCAAGGGTTCGGTATCCCGTTGCTGTTGGTGTACCACACCCGCACGGCGAACCTGGTAGAGATCTACACGTCAACGCAAGGCATGCTTGACGACGGGTTTCACATCACGGATCCGGCCTACAAGATGGCTATTTCCGTGTTCTCGCAGAACCCGAGCCCGTCGCAAATCGTGATCGGGAAGCGCACGCACCCCGTCACGGAAATCATCAAGATTCTCCCGAAGAATCTTACCGCTGGGTTCATCTATTCGCTCACGTACGTTGACGCAACGGGCCTTGCCACGGCTATCACGTACACGAACGGTAGCAGCGAAACCGCCGTCACTATCGGCACGGCGCTTAACACTGCGATCGATGCGCTGGCGTCGTCTAGTTCGGTAGTCAACGGTTCGACCGGCGAGGTTACGATCACGGGTACCGCGGCTAGCGGCATCCTGTTCGATCTGAAGAACCTCCCGGCTTTGACCGATCTACACGTCGCGAACACGACGGCCGATGCTGGCATCGTGCTGGACTACAACGCGATCAAGACTGTTGACGCAACGACGTGGTACGGCGTCACGATCGACAGCTGCGCAGCGCTCGAGATCGAAGCGTTGCAGGTCCAGCTGGAAACCGAAAAGAAGATCCAGCTGTACGAAACCAGCGATTCGGATTGCGCAGATAACACCGTTACCTCTGACGTGATGAGCGTCCTTAAGACCGCGGGTTACGCGCGAGTCGCCGGCATCTTCTCGCAAACCCAGATCTTCGGGTACCGCGGGGTTGCGTGGTTGGCCAAGGGTCTTGCGGCCGGTGCGCAAGCTCCGGGCGGGAACTCTTGGTCGTTCCTGACGCTTGGCGGCATCTCGGTTGACGGCCCGCTCTTGGCGGACGGTAGTGCGATCAAGGTCCAGAACAAGCGCGGCAACGTGTATGTCAGCCTTGGCGGACTGTCGCAAACCTACTCGGATCTTGTCGCTGACAACGAGCACATCGATATCATCGTCGGTTCTGATTGGCTGTTCTCACGCCTTCAGACCGACGTAATCGCGGCGTTCTACAACGCAGCAAACAGCGGCTCGAAAATCCCCTACACGGATGACGGAATCAACGCGATCAAGGGCATCGTGATTGCCCGCCTCAAGTCCGGGATCGTCAACAATTTCTTGGCAGCGTCGCCTGGGCCCACGTGCACGGCCCCGCTGGTCAAGGATATCGACCCTGCGATCCGCGCTTCGCGGTTGCTCCCCAACGTCAAGTTCACCGCGACGCTCGCGGGTGCTATCAACGCGGTTCAAATTAGCGGGACCCTGAGCGTATGAACTACGGACTTGACAACGTCAAATGTGCGTTTCTGACTGTGCCCCTCTCGGGGTACGGTAGCGGCGGCGCAATCAAGATCACGAAGAAGGATCCGGACTACGACGTGCAAGCCGGCGTAGGTGGCGACGCCGTATTCTGGAAAAAGGGCAACCTGATTTTCGAAATCGAAATCACCCTTCTTCAGACTTCGATCGTCAACGCACTGCTTAGCGCGATTCGCCAGGCTGACATTTCAAGCGGCAACGGCGCGGGAATCGGCCCGTTCATCCTGTCGGACCTGGGCGGTAACAGCCTGTTCGTCGCGGGACAAGCGCGCATCATGGGACCGCCCGAGACCGAGTTTTCGAACGAGCCCAAGGATCGGGTTTGGAAACTTGTCGCGATCGACGGGACGCAGTTTGCAGGCGGGAACCCGTGAACGGTGGCCACTTGGCTCCTGACTTTGATGCTCCTGGTAGCTCCGCCCGAACTCCAACGCGGTGAGCTACCTTGGGTCGCCGCTAGCCGTTACGCGGACATCGCCGAAGACGTAGCCTCCGCCGTCCAGGAAGCGCCTCCGCTGTTTGGTGGGCCCCACGGGCGAGAGCGCACTGCCGTGCTTCTGCTCGCCGTGGCGTGGCGTGAGAGCGCCTGGCGGGCCGACGTAGACACCGGCGAGACCCGGGGTGACCATGGCCGCTCGTGGTCGTTGTGGCAGATCCAAGGCCATGGTCAATTGACGGACCGTCGCACCGCGGTGCGCATCGCCTTGGAATTGATGCGAAGGTCGCAGACAGCGTGTACCGGACCGGTGCCTTTGATGCTCCGCGCATACACGTCCGGTTCGTGCGAAGCGGGCGGAGACGCGTCTAAGCAACGTGTATTGCTTGCCCAACGGTGGTATGCTCGGGTTCAACCATGACCCGAGAAACCACTACCACCGTCATCGGATCGACCCAGTACACCGTTACCCAAATCGGGGCGAAGGCTGCACGGCGCATCGAAATGCGTTGCGCCCGCCTCTTGGTTGCAGGTCTGAAAGTCGACGACATCCAGAAGGGTGACACCGGAGCTATCGAAGCGCTCATGTCAGCCGTAGCAAACGGCATGTCAGACGAAGATCTAGACATGGTATGCGACGTGTTCGCGCAAGCGACCATGGTTAGCCTGACGTTACAGGTCACTACCGGAACCATTCCCAGCGCTCCGGTATCGTTGGCCGCCGTGTTTGATGATCACTTTTCGGGGGCCAACCACATCAATATGTGGAAATGGCTCATCTTCTGTTTCAAGTTCAATTTCGCAAGTTTTTTAGGCGAATTGGGGGCGCTGCTCCAAAGCGCTCCGGCAAACGGCTCCGAACGCCAGAAGGGGCAGACGCCGCAATCTGGCGTATCGTCCTCTCTGAAGCCATGAGCGAACGCCTGTGCGACGTCGAGCAAACGTGGTCCTGGGAGGATCTGTGGACCGCGCACGATTGGCTTGACGGGATCGAGGAAGCCCGAGACTGATGTCTGAAACCGCGGCGCAAAAGAAGTATCGAGGCAGCGAAAAACACAAAGCTGCACAAAAACGATATCGAGATAGCGGCAAGAAAAAAGCCGCTGTCGTGCGGCGCAAATACGAACTTGGCGAAGTTGGCGTAATCAAACGCAGGGAATACGCGCTCAAATACTATTACGCCAACCTTGAAAAATGTCGCGTGCAGAGTGCTGCTCGTAAACGTAAGCAAGGGCTATCACCTAAAGAAAAACAGTCTCAACGAGCAGCGCATCTTAAAAAGAAATTCGGAATCTCAACCGAAGAATACGAAGCTTTGCTCGTTACTCAAAACGGAGTGTGCGCAG